TATGCCGGGAAGTGCGCAAGGTGTGAGGTACACTATAAAAAAATTGGCTTCATCAGAGCATTTTCGACGCAAACGAGCAGGTACAAAAGCCATTGAGTACCACATTGATTGTCTGCCGGAAGCGACTCAAAAGGCGCTGCGTGAACGTTATGTGGAACAACTGGTAGCTACGGAGAACAACGTTTCCGAAGTTCAGGTCGTTACCAGGAAGGCGCGCAATCCTGATGCTGTCCAGGCAATCGAAGCATATCGCGGTTCGCCACAACTGATGGAAGAACGCCTGAATGCGCTGACCGAAAATCAGCGTCGGGTATCTGAAGCAAGGGCTGCGCTGGTAGTGGAAGTGCTGAAGCTGGAAAGCGACGGTAATCTCGGGCGGCTGAAAGCCATTAACTATCTTGTCGAAAAAGCCCGTAAAGGTGAACTACCGGAACGCCTGCAACAGGCCGCAGTTAACGCCAATGCAAAACGTGGCGCTAATCGCACCATCAGTCGTGACCCGCTTTATCAGTGGGTGCTGAAATACAACCAGTCACAGAACGCCGCAGAACGGCTGCTGTTACTGGCACCAGGAAAACGCGACGAAATAAAACCGGAACAAATTAGCTGGCTACCTGAGTTTCTGGCGCAGTATCGCCAGGTGAACGGCAGACCTATGTCTGAAGCCTACGAGGATTTTGTCGCGGAATGGCAGCGTCGCCATGCGGACGAACCGTACATGCTGGAGGTGATGCCTTCCTATGATGTTGTCCGGTATGCCATGAAAAAACTGCCGGAAGTGGTGAAACAAAAAGGGCGCGTTACCGGCAGTGAATACCGTCAGCTTGAAGGATTCACCCGCCGCGACTGGACAGCTATGCCGGTGAATTATGTCTGGATTGGTGACGGTCACGGTATGAAGCTGAAATGTGCACATCCGATCCACGGGCGTCCATTCTCACCGGAAGTCACATTTGTGATCGACGGTGGAACCCGGTTTGTTGTTGGCTGGAGTCTTGACCTTGCCGAGAACGTGTTCGCCGTTGCCGGTGCGATACAGCACGGCATTCGCAACCACGGAAAACCGTTCCTGTATTACTCGGATAATGGTTCTGGTGAAACGGCTGACATGCTGGACAAAGAAGTCGTGGGTATTCTGCCCCGCCTGGGGATTAAACACCCTACCGGTATTGCCGGTAATCCACAGGGGCGCGGCATTATTGAACGCCTGAACCGGACACTGCCGATGCGTATAGCCAGGAGGTATCGCACCTATTTTGGCAAGGGTGCTGACCGGGAATCGTTGCGTGTACTTAACCGTGATCTGCGTTCAGCGTTTAACGCCATGCAACAGGACAAGCCTCTGAACTACCGCCAGAAAGCTGCAATGCGCGAGCTACCATCGTGGGCGGAGCTTATTGAGGCTATTCGTGAAGGCGTGGAATGGTACAACAACCGCCCGCATTCTGAGCTGCCGATGAAACCAAACGGACGGCATTACAGCCCGGCAGAGTTCAGAAAAAAACGCCTGGCAGAAGAAGACACCGAAATTGAGTGGCTGAGTGATCTTGAGCTGCGCGACATGTTCCGCCCGATGGTTGAGCGTCCGGTAAGACGCTGCGAAATTCAGTGGCTGAACAATATTTACTACGCGCCGGAGTTACGTGACGAACACGGTCGCAAAGTGCTTATCAGTTATGACATTCATGATGCCGAGCGAATTACGGTACGCCGCAAGGATGGCAGCTTTATCTGTGAGGCGATATGGAACGGCAATAAACGCGCAGCCTTTCCTGTTACGGCTGAATATCACAAACAGCAGCAGCGTATTAAAGGAATGCGCAAACGTGCTGAGGAAAAAATACGTGATGCTGAAGATGAAGGTATTCAGATTCTGGAACACAAACAGGCCGAACCCTGGCTGGATAATGTTTATCGCCCGGTTGGTAATACGGTAACCATCCAGCAACAGGATTATGAGGAGGATTACGACGAAGATTATGAACGCGATTTCAGGCTGGGTTTGCAGAAACTCGCAGCCATACAGGAACAGGATGATCCGCTGGCCTGAATAAAAAAACAGTCCGCGAACGGACTGTTAAACAAGGAAACAAAGCTAATTTTAAATAACCGAGGAAATAATATGACCGATATTAATGATGTTTTCAATACGATTAATGCGCTGATTTCCGACGGCGTAAAAACTCAGGGTGTTATTGCTAAAGAGGCGGGCGTGTCAGAGGCCACGCTATCGGAACTTCGCAAAGGTCGTTACAAAGGCGATACCGAAGGGATGCATGACAAATTACTGATGTGGCATCAGGACTGGCAGAAAAGCCAGGAATTGCCAGGCGCGCCGCAACTTGTGGAAACACAAACCCTCCGTGATTTGCGCGAGCTGTTTCAGACCGTGCGTGTTATGGGATGTATCAGCGTTCTGGTTGGTGTGCCGGGTGTTGGTAAAACCGTTGCGGCCCGCGAATACAGTAACCGTGTATCTAATACCTGGATGGTGACCCTTTCCCCTGCACACTCAACAGTGACCGAGTGTCTGCTGGAACTGGCAGACGCACTGGGAATTGATAATCCGCAAAGGAGCAAAGGTGCGCTGACCCGTGCCATTCGCAAAAAACTGAACGGCACACGCGGTCTGGTGATTGTGGATGAAGCTGACCACCTGAGCATGGACGGGCTGGAGCAGTTGCGCGCCATTCAGGATGCAACAGGCGTCGGGATGGTATTGATTGGTAACCCAAGCCAGTTAGCCAAAGCCACACACCGGGGAACGGATGACCTTGCGCGTTTGTTCAGCCGTTTCGCCAGAACAAAACAACTGCGTAAAGCCAAAAAGGCTGATGTGGTGGCAATTGCGAAAGCCTGGGGCATTGAGGGTAAAGATGAATTATCACTCATGCAGAGCATAGCGGAAAAACCAGGTGCATTACGTGTATTAACTCATACGTTGAATCAGGCATGGCTGGCAGCCAGCGGAAAAGGTGTTCCGTTATCCAAAGGCTACATTAAAGCGGCTTTTAAAGAGGTTTACAGCAACCCGAAGTTACTGAACTGGTGGTAAGGGGCATAAATCATGATGTCACGGAATATCAAAATGGCGACGGAAGTAAAGACCTGGTTACAGGAGCGCGGCAGCCACGTCAACGAATCCTGGCTGGGTGTGGCCCGCCCTGTGCTTGAAATAACCTGCCCGCCACCGGAGCTTGTCAGAAACGCTGTCAGGATTATGGAGCATAAATCAGGGGTTGCCCGTTCGGTATGGACGGCCCGTCTTAATGGTTGTCAGATTATCTGGAGATAACAATGTGTATTAGCGCTGAGAAATATATCGAATGGGTTAAACGCTGTCAGAGCAACGGGGTGCAACTGACAACACATAAATGCCCCGGATGTGGTGAACAGATTATGACGCAATGTGCACCCGAAAATGAAGTATGGGACACCTTTACATGTTGCCCGTGGTGTAAGGCGGTTTTCTTTAAACAGGTAGAAGGCGCGAAGGTCAAGGTCGGCGCAGTTATTTAGCATCAATAAGGAGAAATAAAATGGCAAAAGTCATTATCGAAATCAAAAATGTGACATCTGAAGTTAAAGGGCAGCATTTACGCACCAAGGTTAACGTAGACCACAGTGCAGAACTGGATGGTGATGAGTACACGCTTGCTGGTGCGATAGCGTTACTGGTTCTGGAAAAAAGCCGGGATATCGTTCGCGAGTCAGCCCATGAGGCCATTGAAATTCTGAAAAATGATGGCGTCATCACGGGTGGTGATGTCACAGAAACGACAGTTGAAGGAACACGTCACTGAAAGGAACGCTGACAATGAACGCCAAAATCAGAAACGAAATCCAGGCATTAATTCGAATTAAAATGCGTAATAACAATGGCGGAGACTTACGTGAGTTTATTTGCGCGCGCGAAGTTGATGGGTATGGCGAAAAGACTTACCTGATTGCATTTGACCATTACAGCATTTGTGCACGTTATTGCGGAGAGACGGTATTCCGCGCCATTACGTTTGGCAATGCCTTCAATGTGGATTTATGGGAATACGTCATGGACCGCGAATACATCAGCGCGTCAGACCCGGACGCACGGGAGCAGTGGCAGAACATCTGGCGCGATTACCGGCGAATGGCGAAAGGCTGGACGCAGGGGACGTATTCTTCCCTTGCCCTGAAAGCAGTTCAGTTATCGCTGCGGCATATTCCGGCATCACTGCGCGACCCCCTGTTGTACTGAGTGGTGACCGTAATGATGTGTAATCGTAAACGCTGGTCACGCGAAGACCGGGAATTTATCGAAGCCAGTGTCGGAAAAATGACCGTTGAAGAAATGGCGAAAAAACTGAACGTTGCCACAACAGCCCTCCGGGCACACGCCAGAAGGCACGGAATATCGTTATGTGCATATCGAATCAGTGAGCATGACAAATATTTGTGTCGTGAACTTTATAAAGAAGGGGTGGCTATTCATGTGATAGCCCAAAAGATGGAATTAAGCAATCGTGCTGTATCCGGCATTGTATACAGCGAATATTAATTAACAGGAGCTTTATTTATATGGCTAAACCAGCAAAACGAATCAGGAATGCCGCAGCGGCTTATGTTCCACAATCCCGCGATGCCGTGGTATGTGATATCCGCCGGATTGGTGACCTGCAACGCGAAGCGGCACGGCTTGAAACGGAAATGAATGACGCTATCGCTGAAATTACGGAGAAATACGCCTCACAGATTGCGCCGCTTAAAACCAGTATTGAAACCCTTTCAAAAGGCGTTCAGGGATGGTGTGAAGCGAACCGTGACGAACTGACGAACGGCGGCAAGGTGAAGACGGCAAACCTGGTAACCGGCGATGTGTCATGGCGTCAGCGCCCGCCATCGGTAAGTATTCGCGGTGTGGATGCAGTGATGGAAACGCTGGAGCGTCTTGGCCTGCAACGTTTTATTCGCACGAAACAGGAAATCAACAAGGAAGCGATTTTACTGGAACCGAAAGCGGTCGCAGGTGTTGCCGGAATTACAGTTAAATCAGGCATTGAAGATTTTTCTATTATTCCGTTTGAACAGGAAGCCGGTATTTAATACCACCACGAATATTTAATTAATTCACTTTCTTTTAATTATGGCGCGATGCGTCAGGGGAT